CAAAATTTTTCATTTTCTTTAGTTTTAATAAAATAACTAATATCATTAGTAATTGATTTATCTAATAATTTTTCATCACAAATAAAATCATCTTCAAAAATTAAAACATTTTTATAATTATTATTAGAGGCATGTTTAAAACATGTTAAAAAAGCATCAACTAAGTCCAAAGGAGGTTTAACAATATAATTTTGTTTTAATCCACTTTTGAAACCCTTATTATTAAGAATAAAAATTTTATTGGTTGTTTTAAATTGTTTAATCTGTTTTAAAATATTTTCATATCTGCCATTTCCTTCCAAATGAATAACATAAGTAGCATTAATAACTTCATTATCAAATAAACTAGAATCATTTTCTATTAATTCAAATTGATATGCTTTATCATTTATTGTATACATTTATATAATATATATATTATTTTTTTTATATAATAGTCTAAAATTCAATTGAAATCAAATTTTTGAAAATGATATTTATAATGTTAAAAATAAAAGTGATATTATAGTAAAAATTATTTTAATTTAAATATTTATAAAGATAAAGTAGGTATTTTAATACATATATCATAAGCTTTATTAAAACCATATTCTGGATCTGTATCTAATTTAAATAATTTTAATATATTTTTACTAATTTCACCAGCGAAAAGACCAAAATCCCCTAATTTATATCCCCAAAATTTTGAATTTTCAGTTTCAGGAAAAGGTTGATAACATAAACATTTATCGTACATAAATTTTTTTGTGTTATATAAAAAAGTACATTTTGTTAAAAATGAATCCCAATCATCAATATCTGTTTGTTTATATGATAATGCGTATTTCATAAATTCATTTGAGTAAATTACAGCATGGGAACCTCCTCCAATAAAAAGTTGTCTATGATTATCACAAGATGTTGATGAAATAAAAGGTATAACTCCCAAATAATATAACCATCTTTCATTTTGTTTGGTTTTGGATTTTATAAAATTAGTTATGTCATTTGTAACAGATTTATCTAATAATTTTTCATCACAAATAAAATCATCTTCAAAAATTAATACACTTTTATAATTATTATTAGAGGCATGTTTAAAACATGTTAAAAAAGCATCCACTAAATCTAAAGGTGGTTTATCAATATATTTTTGTTTTAAACCACTTTTAAAACCCTTATTATGAAGAATAAAAATTTTATGTGTTGTTTTAAATTGGTTAATCTGTTTTAAAATATTTTCATATCTGCCATTTCCTTCCAAATGAATAACATAAGTAGCATTAATAACATCATTATTAAATAAACTAGAATCATTTTCTATTAATTCAAATTGATATGCTTTATCATTTATTGTATACATTTATATAATATATATATTATTTTTTTTATATAATAGTCTAAAATTCAATTGAAATTAGATTGTCATCAACTGTATTAACTACATGTATATGTAAAATAATATTTGCTAAATCAAAATTACGAAAATTTAATAGTTGTTCCATAGCGAAATTTTCATGTGAATTAATAACTTTTGAATTTTTATCAAGTCTCCAAAAACAATTTTGTAAATCTAATTCTTGACAATAATTTGTTACTTGTATATTATTATTAGTGTGTTTAATTCCAAAACAGTTGTAAGTATATGCTCTAATATTTTCACCATTAACATAATTGTTTAACATATAACCACCTAAACAATATCCTAAATATAATTTTTGATAGTCATTATATTTTTGATTAATAATATTAACTGTTTTTTTTACTCTATCTGAATATTCATCAAATAAATTTTTACATTTTAAAAAATCTAAACTTTCAAAATAATTAGAATATTCCATACCAACTCCATCTAAATAAACAATTAATTTTTTATTATTTTTATTATAATAAACTACAATATATGTATTATTCATTGATAAATCTAAATCGCATATATAACCATTTTCTATTAAAAACCTATAGTTAAAAATGTCTTTTTTATCATAATTTTCATGACTCCAAACATTTAGAAATTTCATTAATTTTATAATAAATATATTTAATTTATTATCCATAATGTATATTATAAAATTATATTATATAATTTTATTGAATATTTTTATATAATATATATATATGTCAAATATTCATCTTGTAACTATAGCTACAAAGCCAGGTGGTTATTTAAAATGGTTAGAACAATCTTGTAAAAGAAATGGCACAAAATTAACAATTTTAGGAATGGGATCAGAATGGAAAGGATATATTACTAAATGTATTTTAGTAAAAGAATTTATAGAAAATCTTCCAGAAGATGATATAGTTTGTATTATAGACGCATATGATGTGTTAATGATACAACATGTAGAAATTTTAAAAGATAAATTTATAAAACATACTGAAAATACAAATTATAAATTAATATGTGCTGTTGATATAATATCACCAAACATTGGTACTAAATGGTATTATGGTAGTGAGGAAAATATAATAATAAATGCTGGTACATATATAGGGTTTGCTGGATTTATCAAAAACATGTATAAAAAAATGATAGAATTGTATAATTTAAATAAAGTATTTTCGGATGACCAATTTTTATTAAATAAATTTTATAAAAATCATAAAAATGAAATATTTATAGATACAAATAAAAAATTTTTTTATTGTGAATCTTTACATCATATTATTCATATTAAACAAAAAAAAGATGATTATGTTTTTTTACATCGTCCTGGAAATTATGAAATGATATCAGCATTAATACAATATAATTATAAGTTTGATATAAATGAATTAATTAAATTAGGTATAAATGAAATAGACCTACTTTCTAAAAAAGGGATTGGACATATATTTCACACATTAGAACGCAGTAAAGTAGAAGAAAATAAATATGAAAAAGAAATGGAAGATTTTTAAAGTATTTTAATTATTTTAATTATGTGTAAAAAAAAATACATAATTAAAAAGTTACAAAATAATAATTTAAGCTTCTACCTTCTTCTTGATAATCTTCTTCTTAGGTTTAACTTCTTCAACAACAGTTTCTTCAACTTTGACAGGAACAACTTCTTCAACTTTGACAGGAACAACTTCTTCAACTTCTTCTTCATCATCAGAATCAGCAACAATAGTTACACAAGCTCCTTCTGGATCTACTTCTTCTTCAGGTTTTGGTAATGATTTCATCTTTTGAACATCAGTTGCCTTTGGTCTAAGGAAACAAGTACCTTCCATACTTTGTTTTGGTTTTTGAACAATCGCTTGTTTTAAATTCCATGTAATAGAAATTTTACCATTTACGAACCATAATCCACCACATTGTAATAAACAAATGACATGTGTTTTTGGTTTTAAGAATTCAAGTGGATTAAGATGAGTATTAGTCTTGCCATTAATATAAAGTGGTTCGCCATCTTCGTCATAAATTTCAGACTTCCAAACACCAGACCATTGAGGAATTTTAACTGTTAAAGTAGGTGCTTTAGATTCATCAACTTCAGCACTTCCTTTTGCCTTCTTTGGATGTCTTAACATAACATTGAATTTCTCATCAATAACTTCAGCACTTTTAATTTCTTTACCAAACCATTCTTTAGAATAAGTCATAGCATCAGCTTTAATTTTTGCTTCAAGATTTCTTAAAGATTTTAAGAAAGCTTCAGCGTCTGGATTACTATATTCAGAGCTTGGAAATTGTAAAGACATAGTAAATTTACCAGTAGGTTTTCCAGTTCCTTGTTCTAAGCCCTCTTGAGCACCCCAAGTTAAAATAAGAGGAGTAGATAATGTAAGAGATTCTTTAAAATTTTTATTATATAAATTTACTACTTTTCCTCCTGAAGCATGAGCTTTAGGAGCAGAGTAAGATAAAACATTAACATCAATATTAGTACCGTCAACGATAAAGTCTGTCATTGTGATTGTATACTATAAATACATAGGCTATCTTTAAATCAATTTTTTTTTTAATTAAAAATAGTTTTGAAAATTTGATTTAGATGTAAATAGATAACATTATTAAATTATACTTTAAAATATATTTAAAAAAGAATACAAAAAGAATTTTATATATAATTTATATAATGGATGAAAATGAAAAAAATGGAAAAAATGATAAAATAATTATTAAAAATGATTTAAATACAAGTGATTATTTTACATTTTTATGCGAAAAGATTTCAAAATTTTTACAACCTTCAAAGAAAATGGAAAAAATAGATAATGATGTATCATATATTCCAAAATTTAATGAATCCGAATATTTATTAAGATATAATTATAATGTTCAACAATTAAAAGTATTTGCTAAAAAATATAAATTAAAGGTTACAGGAAATAAGAAACAATTAGTTGAAAGAATTTATTCATTTTTATATTTATCAAACACAATAGTAAAAATTCAAAAAGTAATAAGAGGATATATCCAACGTAAGTATATAAAATATCATGGACCTGCGTTTAAAAATAGAAAACTGTGTAGTAATACATTTGATTTTTTATCAATGGATAATATTTCAGAAATACCAAATGAACAATTCTTTAGTTTTAAGGATGAAGATGGTTTTATTTATGGGTTTGATATATTATCAATACATAATTTAATATATAAATGTAATGGAGCTATCAAAAATCCATTTAATACAAAAGCAATTAGTTCAAAAGTTATAGAAGATCTTAGAACATTGATACGCCTAAGTAGATTATTCAAAATAAATATTAATACAGTAATAAATGATATAACAAAAGAGGTATCTACAAAAAAATCAATTGAATTAAGAGCTCTAACATTGTTTCAAAATATAGATTCTTTAGGAAATTATTCAAATTCACAATGGTTTTTATCATTGAATAGAAATCAAATAATTAAATTTTTAAGAGAATTAATAGATATATGGTCATATAGAGCTCCTTTAACAGTAGAAACTAAAAGATCAATTTGTCCTCCTTTAGGAAATCCATTTGTAAGAATTCCAAGTTTTAATACTTTACAAACAATGGACAATTTTGAAGATGTTCGTAAATACATATTAGATGTAATAGATAAATTTGTAAATACTGGAATAGATAAAGATAATAAATGTTTAGGTGCGTATTATGTATTAGGTGCTCTTACTTTAGTAAATAATGATGCCGCTACATCATTGCCATGGTTATATCAAGCGGTATGCTATATGTAAGTAGGATAGTAAAAATATAAAAATATAAAATTATATATTTTTTGATAATTTTCTTTAAAAAACTTTAGACCATATACAATAAGAAATAATATATTTAATGGTAAAAACTATTTAAAAAGATACTATAGTAGTATAGTATAATAGAATGCCAAGAATAAGCAAATCTAAGACTGAGGTCCAAGAGACCACCACTGCTCCTGTTGTTGACACTGCTCCAAAGAAGGTAAAGGCTGTTAAGGCCGTTAAGCCTGAAGTTCCTGTTGAACAAGAACAAGTTAATACTGAATCACTAGAGGTTCCGGTAGAATCAGATGTTGTTGATCTTTCAGCTCAATCAACTGAATTTTTAGCAAAGTTGAACCAGTTAGGTGGACTTCTTGCTTCCCTAAAGACAGAATACAGATCATTAGAGAAGAAGTGGACTCGTGAGCTTAAGACTGCTCAAAAGAGTCAAGCTAAGCGCAAGAGAAAGTCAGGAAATCGTGCTCCATCAGGATTTGTCAAGCCAACAAAGATCTCTGATGAGCTTGCCAAGTTTCTAGAGAAACCAGTAGGAACTGAGATGGCAAGAACTGATGTAACTCGTGAGATTAATAAGTACATTCGTAGTCATAATTTACAAGATAAGGAAAATGGTCGTAAGATCAATCCAGATTCTAAGCTTCAAACACTTCTAAAGTTGAAGAAGACTGATGAACTAACATACTTCAATCTTCAAAAGTACATGTCACCACATTTCGCAAAGGCACCAAAGGAGGTTGTCGTTACAGCTTAGAAAAAAGAAAATTTAAAAAAATAAAAAAATTTTTGAAGCTTTGTTAGCTCAGTAGGTAGAGCGTGAGGCTGTTAACCTCAAGGTCATAGGTTCAATCCCTATATAAAGCGTTTTATTAAATATTAAATATATTTAATAAAATAGTAAAAATAGTAAATTAAAGTTTAGGAGTTTACACTTTTTATAAGGATTGAATAAAAATTTAATTCTTAGAGTTTTTTTTGCGTTAAAATATGAAATTTATTATTTTCTTATTTTAATTTATAATGTGTAACGGTTGTGCAGGAGATCCTAATTTATTGAAAGATTCTTATAGTAAGGAAACTGTTTCTGGTTTTGATAAAACTGTAGTTGGATCAGGAACAATAGACTTAGAAAATAATATTATTGCTAGTGTTGATATCAGAAATGGGGATTCTAATATTAAAGGTCCTAATATAAATGGTCATTTAAAACTGTTTAGAAATGGTATAATTAAAGTCGTTTTATCAAATTTAAATCATAATAATAATAATTCAGTTAAGCTAATT